ATTTCGTTAGCACCTAATGCACCAATTGCTTTATCAACAAGTGTGCAAACACCTGTGTTACCTGAAGTTCCGTCTGGATCATCGTGACAGTTGAATTTTGTTTCTGAACGTTGTGAAAGAATTACACCGTTACCTACTGCTGAGTTAGCACCAATTTTACACATTACTGTGAGATTATTACCTTCAGTACCTGCTGAACCTTCAGTAGCACCAAAGTATCTTTTGTTTAATGGACGTCCCATAATTTTTCTCCTTTGTTTAATCATTGCCGTTCTAGGGTCTACGCGGTAGGGTCCGCATAAGTCCTCACTGTGAGGTTCCTATAATTGACATTAGTATTTATCAAAAGAGAGTAAAGGCTTACAAAGTCTCCCTTGTAAGCCTTTAATTGGAATAAGCAAAATAGGGAGGATTCGGTTATACCTCCAACCCCTCGCCGCAGATACCATTCTGAAACCAGGGAGCCTGTTTCCGCTCGGTAGAGCGATGTGACACAGCGTATTTCTACTACCACGCCTGGGTACCACCCCTAAACAGCCAAGTTCGACGCTCTGGTAAACGCCTCTTCCTTGCACTATATACATCGACTAGCTAAGTCTTTGTAGCTTATGTTATTAATATAACATCTTACAAATAAAAGTCAACCACTTTTTTACCAAAAATACAGTTTTTTGGCAAGTATATTATTAATTTTGTTGATTTGGTGCTGTTTGATTAGTTGCTTGTAGCACCAAAGGGTATAGTTGCTCATAACACTTCTCCTAGTTAAAGGGTTAAAGTGCGTTCCTTCGCAATATGCTACTTCCGTCCCGTAGGATGAACGTAAAACTATTTATCATTGAAAACCCGCCGAAGCGGGTTATTCGCAGTCTTGCGTTTCTAGCAATCTATGCATGTAATCTACTTGTTCATTACATACATTGTTACTTCGAAACCAAAACGCATTTCTGTGTATGTTGGCTTTGACCACATATGTTTTCTCCTTCTTAAAGGTTAATAATACGTACTACAGTATTATTTAAACATATTATAAAGCAAAAGTCATACGTAAAATCATTAATTTTAGTCAATAAAAAAGGGCGAAGTAAACTCCGCCCTTTTTGTTTTTTTACTAATTAAGTAAATCTTAGCTAAAGCTAACGTTACCGTTAGTGATAGCAACTTTACCTAAGTAGTCTGCCGCATTACCAAGTGACGAAGCAGTATTTGTTAGCTCAACATAACCATATCTGGTCATGAAGCTAACTACTGGCTCGAATGTACCTGGGTCTAGTACAACACCACTGCTCATCAATGGAATGTATGGGCAGTAGAACGCGGCTGCGTCTGATTCGCTTGAACCTTTGTAACCAATAAGTACTGGTGCGCTGTCTGAAGCATATGTGTTAACATAAACTTTCATTGCGTTGTTCAATGTACCAACCATTTTAGTGTTAGTTGGTGCTTCGAAAGTACCTTCTGTTGTACGTGCAAACGCTGAAGTTGTTGCAGACTGAAGAATTGTAAGTGCTAATGGACTTACAACTGCCCAGTTACCTGCGCCTCTGCGTGTACGCTGTGCAATCAAGTTTGATACTCTGTTGATTTGAACTGCCAATGCGGCATGCTCGTCACCAACAAAAGTAGCTGTACCTGAAACTGCTGCCTGATCATAAGTTTCAGTAGCGGCTCCAGCTAGTGAGGTAAGTGAAGCAAGTACTTCTTGGTCAATCTCAGCAGTAATTTCTTGTGCAAGAGCTGCCATGATCTCAGCTTCAACGTCGATGCCATGCTGTGACTGAGCGTCTTGCGCGGCTTCGAAAGTCCAGCGAGCTGATAGCTTTCTGGTTTTCGCTTCGACAGTTTGTTTTAAGATCTGAATTGACATTCTGTTACCAGCGGCACCTTCTAGTGTTGCTGTTGATGCGGCTCTATCTGTAGCGGCATCACCTGAATATCCTTCAGCGATCTTGAATGGTGATAATGCTTCATCACCAGCTGTTGTGTCAGTACCGTTTGTGCTGTTGAAATCATCAGCATAACGCACACGTAGTGTGTGAATTTGACCAACTGGACCAGTCATAGGCTGAACACCAACTAACTCGTTAGCAATAACGGTTGGCATTACACGTCTAATAACTGGGAGAATAACTCTGTTTAGAGTTGCGACATTACCGGCAGAAGTAGCACCTGCAGTTGCGGATTCTGAAAGATACTTGCGAGTATTTTCAAGAGTTGTTTCCATAACTGCTTTCTTGTTGCCTTGTAGGCCTTCAACAAGTGCTGTTTTAGTATCCTGCCAGCGACTTTCTAGTAGTTCTGACATTTAAGTTCTCCTTAGTTTAAACCTGCTAGACGACGAATATCAAAAACGTTATCGTCGTTTGCTTTTACTTTTGTGACGTCAGTGTCACGGTTGCCTGTTACTTCTTTTGCCTCTGTTATTGCTGCCTTCTGCTTCGCTGGAGTTTTACCGTCGATTACTGCCGGTAGGTACTTATCAAACTGTGTACGTAGTTTAGCAGTTTGAACTGATTCCAGTAAGTCTGTCATTATTTCGCGCTGATCTTTTGATAGCGGTGAAACTAAATCATTTAAGATTTCTTTGCGGTTAGCAGTTTCAATTAAACGCTGTTTTTCAGATTCTTTAGACTCTGCAAGTTTAATTGCTTTTTCTGCTGCCTGTTTTGCTTCTGCTAATTTCTTGTCCTTAAGATCAAGAACTTTCATTAGTTTTGCTGTTTCTGACTTTTCATTTAAGTAGCTTGTAGAATATTCATTTGCAAATGCTTCGAATACTCTGCGGCCAAAGTCATTTCTACGTGCAGATTCGATGTCTTCTTTAAGCTGGCCAATCTCACTAGTGAGTTTTTTGCCAACAGTTTCTGCCACCATGTCTGCACTTTTCTTAATGAAGTCTTTTTTGACCTCAGCAAATTTTGTCTTTGCTTCTTTGACAAGTTTAACCTTTGTTTCTGCAAGGTCTTTCTTGTCTTCGTAAAACTCAGCAATTTCTTTAGATAGTGCCTCTACTACAAAATCTTCTAGTTTGGTAAATTTCTCTGCCATAACTTTCTGATCTGAGTGAAGTTCGCTTACTTCTTTTCCAAGTTGTTTTGTAACAAACTTTTGAAGAAGATTTGCATTTTCACGCATAGCAACAGCATATTTTGCTTTAGCTTCTGCTAGTTGTTTGCGATCGTCTGCAAATTCAGCTATTTCTTCTGCAAGACGCTCTGATACCATTTGATCAATTGCTTCGACCATAGTTGCTTTGTCGTGTTCATACTTCTTAGCAAACTCTTCACGAAGCTCAGCAGTTACCTGCTGTTTGTTTTCTTTGATCTTGGTATTCCAAGCCTCTTCGATTTCGGCACGGACATCTTCTGAAACTACGTCATTTTCAAAAAGTGTTTTTAGTGCATCCAACATGTTATGTTCTCCTTTTATTGGAGTCGGTTGATTATATTAATCAACGATTCTTTTAAGTACTTTTGTGCCTTTGCGTCTTCTCGAGTCGCCTGCGCCAGTTCGTATGCCTTATACCCACCACGGGCATTCATTAGATGCTCGTAGATTGGCGTTGGGTACGCCCCTGGAGCACTAGGTTGAGCAACGACATCAACAGTAATGATTTCAAAATCACTTACTTCATTGTTGCCGTCCTCTGAAACATTCCCAGATCCCCTTGATGAAACACCTAGTTTTACACCTGCTTCAAGCATAGTTTGAACTAGTTGTCCCATAGGGGTTGGTAATACTTTTAATTTTCCGTAACCATTTGGGCCATCCATCCACATTTCTGTGATCATATGGCTTACACGGTCTAAGTTAATGTTAAGTCCTTCTGGATGATCAACCTCTCCGAGAACACTGTATCCTCCGCTTATTTGATCATTGAGAGTTTTGACAGCCCTTCCAATCTCATTTACAGGATACACACGCTGGTTTGCGTTGCGTACTCCGCCTTGGATACAAATACCTTTCATAAAAAGATCTTTGCCTCCAGTTGAGTTTTCCGATGACTCAACGACCATACTTGCTTGGTCAAATGTCAAATGCTCTCGTAAGTTTATCATTCAGTCTTCCTTACTTTTACTGGCCAACAACACTGCGTGTGCCGTTAGTACCAGTGTCGCCCATTTTAGGCTTGCTGGCTGACTTTAAGCTCTTACTTGCTTTGCCGCCTGGTACATTAACATTGCCTGCTGAATCTTCTTTAGCAGTTGTGTCACTTAATGCTGAACCTTTTACAGAACCACCTGCTCCTGCTTCAGCTACATCACCTGTGTCACTTTGTGCAATATTACTTGCTGTACCACCCATGTCGTTTTTACCTGCTACAGCTGACTTAGTACCGTTTGTACCTGTATCACCCATTTTAGCAGTTACTTTTTCGACATATTCTCTCATTGTTTCGGTTTGTGATTTGCTAGACTCTTTAGTTTCTTCATCGTCTGCTGACTCTAATTCAACTGATTCTTCTTCAGCTTCCTCTTCGTCGTCACTACCGTCCATATCCATGTCCATGTCGTCGCCTTCTTCGCCACCCATGTCCATGTCATCGCCACCTTCTTTGTTTAGTAGCTCTTCAAAATCTTGTTGTAGTTTTTCTAGTGCATCCTCAAGATCGTC